CCGGCGCGGCGTTTTCTATTGATTAACTTAAGCCGTTGCGCTTCTGATAGCCGCATCGCTTTAGCTTTAGGCAAGCATTTAGGATAAGCGCCGCCGGACGCGTCCGCGCGGCCGCACGGTTGAAATGATACAATACGGCCGTTTTCGCGTATAGGCTTGGATATATCCACCCATTTTTCTCTGAACCACTCGCGTAAATCCTTTGCGGACCATGCGCCGCCGCGTTTTTTGTACCATTTAGCCGCCCACGCGTTCGCGTACGCGGACGGATACACATCAAAACGGCGCTTGGCTTCGCTGATAGCGCGTTGCCATAAGCTAGGATTGGTTGGCCTGTTCTTCGATTTGTTCGCGACGGCGTCGCGCTTCGCTTGTATTGCGGCGATACGCACGTCAATCCGCTTTTTCGCGGCGTCCGTCTTCGCGGCTTCTCGTCTATCGCGTAGCGCGGCGATACGTTCATCAATCGCGTCTAGCTTACTTTGCCGGCGTTCCGCGCGCTTCTTCTCCTCGTTCCGCATACGCGCAATAACAAGTTTCACTTTGCCAACTTTTCCGGATTCTGCGGCGCTAATAAGCCGCTTGCCGGCCGCGCTAGCCGTCAACATTCCGTCTACGTTTTCAAGTAATCCTTGTTTGAGAAGCTCTTGAACTTCCGCGTCATCTTTTACGCCGTCGTATTCAACCGGCTCATCATCGGCTGACCAAATCGTATCGTAAACGCTCTTGGACAAGCCGGCCGTTTGTAATGTATCTTCCGCTCGTTTTTTTAGCTCTTCCGGCGATAGTTTTGCCGGCTTCTTTTTAGGAGCGCGTTTTGGCTTTTTCGTTCCGCGCTCAATATCCGCGCGTAAACTTCCGCCAACGCGAGCAAAACGGCCGGACGCATCGCGGCCTAAATTACCGGCGATTGTTTCGCCGGCGCGCGCGCCGTATTTGACCGGCCGGCCGCCGGACGTCTCGTCAGCTTTATACGTTAACCAATCGCGTTGTTTCATATTGCCACCTAGATTGTTTCAGCGCCAAGATAGATACGCCGCTTGTTAGATTATACAGCGAACGGAGCTATTATGGC